GATTGGCGGATTGGGCAAAGCGGCGACAGGATCTCTGCGCGCATTGCTCGACAGTGCCGCATTCTCGAACATGCAGGGTGGCTTTAAGCTGCGTGGCCGCGTTCAGGGCGGCGACATGCAGATCAGCCCCGGTGAATTTGTTGACCTCGATAGTACGGTTGACGACGTAAACAAGGCAATTATGCCACTGCCGTTTAAGGAGCCGTCAGGTTCTCTGTTCAACCTTCTTGGCTTTATGGTTGATGCGGGACAGCGGTTTGCCAGCACGGCAGATCTCAACATTGGTGACGCGAACCCGAACGCCCCAGTCGGCACGACTGTCGCCCTGATTGAACAGGGTTCCAAGGCATTTAGCGCAATCCACAAGCGGCTGCATTACGCGCAGGGCCAAGAGTTTAAACTCCTTGCGGATCTGAACGCTGAAAATCTCCCTGATGAGTTCAGTTTCTCGCAGGCTGGAGCTGCGGAGATTATTTATCGTTCCGATTTTGATGATAGAATAGATATTGTCCCAGTATCTGATCCTAACATCTTCTCGACAGCCCAGCGCATCGCGCAGGCACAAGCTGTCTTGGAAATGGCGCGATCAGCTCCGCAACTTCACGACCTGTACCAAGCATATAAGCGGATGTATGAGGCGATCCGCATACCCAACATTGATGAGATCTTAAAGAAGCCAGAAGACGCGGTTCAGATGGACCCGATTGATGAGAACATGAGCGTGTTGTACGGCAAGCCAATACGCGCCTTTCCAGAGCAGGATCACGAATCGCACATCGCGGTTCACATGCAGTTTATGCAAGATCCGTCACTGGCGGGGAACCCCGGCGCCAAGGCTATGCAGCCGGTGTTGATTGCCCACATCGCAGAGCATATTGCGTTGCTGTATCGTCAGCGCATGGAGGCCAGCATTCAGATGGAAATGCCACCAATGCCAAACTTCAGAGATCCAGACTTCAAGTTTGGTGCTGTTGACCCAGAGATGGATCTGCTAATTAGCCAGCGCGCGGCACAAGTTGTTCAGGCGGCGCCTCAGATGAAGCAAATCGAGGCACTTGCTGGTATGGGCGGCGGTCAAGGACAGCAAGGCAATCCATTGCAATATGCACAGGAACTGGCCAAGCTAGAGACAGAGGCGCTGAAGGCCCGAACTCAGGCGCAGATACAGGCTGACCAGGCCAAGGCAAAGTCCAGCATTGAGATTAAGAAGGCCGAGGCGCGCCAGGATATGGAGATTGAAATGGCGAAGGCGCAAGCTGACATGCAGGCCAAGATCACCAAGTTGCAGGCAGAGTTGCAATTAGAACGTGAGAAGAACGCAGCGAAGATCCAGATGGAGGCCATGAAGAATGCTCCCCCCACAATCTTATAACCTTCCCCCATTGCGCCCTGATCTTTTTGGGGCATTGCCAAAAGCTCCAGAGGGTGGCCCACCGCAGGGGGGTGGCCAACCACAGGCTGGAGGCCCACCACCGCCGGGCGGCGAAGCTCCAATGGATATGGATAAATACCTGATTGACAAGGTCATGGAGATTAAGCGGCGCATGGGTGGTGGTGAGCCCGGTGCGCTGGGCGCGATCACAGATGCCATGATGCAGGGCCAGCCACAAGCAGGACCACCGCAGCCGCAACAGGCTCCACCACCACCTCCACAGCCACAACCTATGAGGGCGTAATGGAACAACAATACAGACCCGGCGCTTTTGCAGAAATAGACCTTAGAAAATCTAACCTGCCTATTTCTGGTGGCATTAGATATGATGCTGGACCTGATGGCTCTAGGGCGGAAATTGATCTTAATAAAACATTTGAAGGCAGATTAGGATCAATTACTCCAACGATTGGATACACTGATGAAAGAATGTCTAGGATTGATGGACCTTTAAATATAGAAGACACTGCTAATACTGTTCGCATTGGAGTGGACGGTCAAACATCAATAGGGCCAGTTGATATTCAAGGATCAGCAATGGGATTTAGAACCAGATCAAATAGAGAATTTACTGATGTGGAAACAGGTCTAAGTCTTTTCAATGATCCAAATGTAGGCACGTTCACCAAGATTGGTATTGGCGCGCGGATGGGTGCTTTTAGCTTTGATGCAAACCGCACAAAAAGATCTGGGTCTGAAGTGGATTACTCAGGAAATATTGGAATGAATATTGGAGGGGCGGATATTAATATTCCCATATCTTCTGACGCAAAAAGAAATATTGGCTTCAATGTTGGCAATGGTGGTAGGCTTAATTTTTCTGACGATGGATCGGTTGGATACAATTTTAAGAAGGATTTCTAGCAATGAATACTTTTATAGACCGCGTAAATGCAATCGTTCAGAGCAACCAAGCCTCAATGGCTCAAAATGTATCATACCCTGATGCGGGAATGGGTGCATTGGAAAATGTGGCTAACAATGTGCCACGGCAGGCAGATCTAATGAACCAGCCGCATATGCTGGCGTACATTAACCCACAGGAAGAGCAGGTTCTGCGTGATATGGGCGGCGCAGGTATCCCCGGCCCTGACGGCATTCCTGTTTACGGGTGGCTTTCTGACACTTGGTCAGAAATTACGAGCGGCGGCAACGCGGTTACTGACACATATAACAGTGGCGGTAGTTCCGCGCCAGCTACGTCAATAAGGCCAGTGGCAAGACCCCAGTCAGTAGTTGATAAATACGCAAATACGGCAGTACCCGGCTCAAACAGTGGCGGTAATACTGGCGGTAATACTGGCGGTAATACTGTATCAGCATATGTCCCACCTGCCACTGTCGTGCAACCAAAAGATCAAAAACCAGTAATCAAAGACCCAAAAACAGTTAGCGCAAATTCTCTTTACGAAACCGCTGCAAATATATTTACGCCACTTGACAACACCAAATATATTGGTGGAAATCTGTACGACACTACAACTGGTGAACTTGCCACAAATGTGGGAACCAAGACCTATTACGGCACAGTTGGTCAGGCTAACGATCCGAATACTGGAGTTAAAACAAACCCAGACATGGTTAATTTACAGACACAAAAAGATTCAAAGGGTATCGTGAGAGACACATATGATACTGTAATAGGTAGTCTACCTTCAACAGTGGCAGGCGCGTTGGTCCCCGGTTCGGGTATGTTTCTTACTGCGGCTAAAGCACTTGGGGCGTACCAAGTTGGGCCAAACCCTAAAGATAAAGAGATGCCCGAAAAGGGAAAAGACGGCCAAACCATTTTTCAAAATGCCAATGGTGATTATTACAGCAAGGGGATGCTTGGCAATTACTACTTTGTGAATAGCGCAACTGATTCCACGCCTATATCTGAAAGCAATAAATCAAGCGCCAACGACAGCATTATGGCGGCAAACGATAAAAGCAACAATCAATCAGCGGCTAGTGGTGGTGGCACTGGCCCTAATACAACCGCAGCCAATAAATTATTCAATCGCTACTATAAGGGCGGCAGTGGATATGGATTACCACCGTGGTTGGCAAAATATGCATCTGGTAAAAGCATAGATCAAATCTTGGCAAAAACCACAATAAATGGTAAGGATTACTATGAGACGCCAGATGGGCAATTTATTAATGCAAGTGAACTAGATCCTAATCTTGTAGGTGCTATAGTAAGTCCTGAAACTTAATAATAACATAGGAGGCTGTAATGGCTGAAGGAATGAACCAGATGAGCCAAGAGCAGCTTATGCTTGTGGATGGCTTTGAATCGCTTGTTAAAGCACTTGGCACAGAAATACCTATTGGCCTTGCGGAAGACTTAGCGGCTGTCAGAAATGGGATGCCTATGACCCCTGAGATGCAGAGAATATTGGCTGAAGGATCTATGCGGTTAGGTCAACAGTTAAAGGATCAGGGCGGAATGCCAAATATGATGAATAATACAAACCCAGATATTATGAAAGATTCAGCCATTAGGGATTCTAATATGGGTTCAGTATCTGATTCTGAGATGCAAATGGCGCAAGACTCATTAGCTAGATTGGGCTTGGCTCCAATGACAGAAGAAGAGATGATGTCTTACCAAGTTGATGGTGGCATGGAGCAAATGACTCGAAGTCAAATGGCTGGTATGCAAGAATCTGGTGCGATCACTCCAAATATGCAGATGAGGCCACAGGCACGTCCAACTGCACCAATGCAATCACCGCGCCCACAAATGCGCCGATAAGGGAGGCTGTAATGGCTGAAGTAAATGTAGAAAACATGGAAGAAAATGCAGACCTGTTTATGGAAAAAATGGGTTTTGCACACACCTCTGACGGGCTAGATATGAGCGACGAGCAGTTGGTTAACTTCCTGTTGTTGTGCCACCACACAATGGTTGGCATTGGCGAAGATGAAATGCACGACGACGAAGAGATGTATGACGATGAAGAAATGATGGAAATGCCACACGGCAAGGATGTCAAAGTCAAAGTTATGAAGCTCGACGGCGGCAACGTACACGACATGATGAACAAACTTCTAGGA